CTTGGGAAAGCCATAATCCATCTCCTATTGTTTTGGATTGTACAGATGCAAACAGTACAATTCTTTGCAGAGGCTGTCTAACGTAGGGTGTATCTTATACAAGGGTTGCAACCAATGTACTCAATAGGCCATGCTAATCAGGTAATCTTTAAGATTTTTGTCGTTTGCGGATTGACAATGTAAACAAGTAGCTAACCTGTTTACATCATACATGACTATAGTTATACTTATAAATAACTACTTGTCAACTCTTTTTTATCGTGCAGAGCCAGATAAATCATAGATAAATTTACCGCTACGGATAGCATCCATGATTTCATCAGAACGCTTTTCGTATTCCTGTGCTGACATTTTATCTACATCTGATTCTTTAAGGTACGTAGACGCTTCATTAGTCTGCGGCTTGCTTCGTTTATTTTTCGCCGAAACTGCTTCTGCTGCACTCTTATTGCTCTTGCCCTTAGTTTCTTTGCCAATACCTCTATCTGCTTTGTAGAGGTCAATTGCTCTTGCTGCTGAACGTGCGTCATTATCATTCTCGTACAGTGCGTCCTGTACCCACTTAGGTTGTTCTTCTGCCCACTCGTGGAAGTCATCACTGTCACGAATGTCATCAAAGTCTGGATGCATCTGCATTAGTGCTGCTTCTGCTTTTTCTTTCGTAGCTGAGTTATGCATCTCATCAATTGCTTTCAAGCGTTCTTCAAGAGCAGTTGATTGCTCACGTGCTTTTTTCATTGCAATTGTTTCAACAATAGCTGCTACATCAGGATACTCTGTTGCCCACGTCTCAATGTCCTCATCGGACTTAGGCAACTTCATTTCTTTCTTAGTAGCACTTTCCAGTTGACTTTTAAGCGCAGCTAGTTCAGTCTTAAATTCTTCTGCCTGTTTCTGTTGATGTCGGCGTAGGTCAGAGTAACGCTTCTTAAATGTTTTTTCTTCTGCGCTAGTAGGTTCAGCTTCTACTTCTTCTGCTTCTTCACCTTCACGTGCCTTCATCAGTTCTTCTAGTTCTTCCTCGTCACGCTTTACTCGTTCTTCTTGCGTGTAAGGTTTATTCACAAATGCTGCCTTTGGTGTTGACTGCATTTCTTCTGCCATAATTGTATCGTTCATTGTATTCTCCTTGTTGGGGCCACCGTAGCCACACTGTCGGGCGTGGGGGATGAGTAGCCAACGAATTGTGGATTATTTTTTAGAAGCTAGTCCACCCTTCTTCATCTTCTTAGTTTTCTTTGGTTTAGGTTTAGCAGCTAGGCCACCTTGGTTGTAACCTCCCGGACCTAACTCATCTCTCTCAGACGCACTAAAATCAGAGCCACTACTAAAATTGCCGCCGCTATCTGCAGGTGCATCATCTTGTCCCGGACCACCAGTTACGTCTGCGTAGCCAGCAATTACTTCTCCAACAGTAGGTTCAGATGTTGTTTGTTGTGTTTCATCTCCTGATGTATCTACTGCTGTTCTAGCACCAGCAAGTTCATTAGGATTAATAACCATACCTGTACGTAAATCAATATTACCTTTTTTAGCTTCATTACGCATAGTTTCTCTAATAGTTTTTGCTGTACTTGCTGAGTCAGAATCACCCCTATCTTCTGCTTCTTTTATTAAAGCGTCATATTTATCTATAACTTTCATTTCTGAGGCTTCATTATATACATCCCTACCAAACTGAGTTTTTTGTGCTTCTGCTTTCTTTGCAATATTTCGTCCTATTGGACCTTTTCCAATAAGTGAAAAGTCTTGTTTTATAGCGGAAGCAAGACCTGTATTAACTTTATAACCCGTTATTGGGTCATACATACCACCTTCTCCATCCAGTATATAACCAGTTCCTGTGATTGTACCTTGTTCACCAGCACCTGATGTACCCATAACAGCACCCACTAAGCCAGCAATAGGATTTTGAAATTGGGTAAAGCCCATTCTTTTAGCCAAATCAGTTCTTTGTTTCATTCTTTCCATATCACCAAAAGCACCACCTTGTTCTACACCTTCATCTCCACCCGGTTCATCACGTACACGTGTAGTCTGCGTTTTAACATCTGTAGGTGTAGTTGTTACTTCTTCTGTCTTAGTAGCTTCAGGGTCTACAAATGTATAGCCTTCCGGTACAGGGTCTAGTAAATCACCTGTAGCTAAACTTTTACGCAGTTTAATAACATTACCTGCTTCATCTTTATATTCAACATATTCAAAATCTACGCCGGGAACATTCTCTCCTACAAAACCTTTAAAGGTAGGAACCTCTGCAGGTTTATACACAGGAGCAGTAGGCACTGCTGCTTGTACGGGTCTTACAGGTTGCACGTATTGACTTGATGCAGCTTGTTGTGGTACGGCTGCTACGCCTGTTGTTGGTTCAGTTGTTGTAGGATCATAATACACACCTGTATCTGTATTAGGTGTAGGCATACCTCCTACTGCAAACTCTTGACGAGTATTATACTCTTCTTCATCTTCCATGTCAAGGTCATTAATGTCAAATGGCAAATCATCTGGCATAGTAGCTTCATCACTATTGCCCATCTGACCCATTTCTTCCATCATCTTCAAGCCCATCTTAGCTTCCTGACGCATACGCATAAGATTGTTAAGACCAATAAAACGTACAACGTCAGCAGGGAATACAAACTCGCCTTCACTTAGCTGTGCAGGAATGTCATCACGTACTTCTTCTTGTGTAGAGCCGGGTGGAACATCATTGCCAGACACAGGGTCTATTGAACCGCCTTCATCTTTGAGTCCACCGTCCTCAAACATTTCCATTTGTTTTTGCATTGGTACTGCTCCACCTTCATTAAAATGCCGTAGTACAGGAACATACGGCTTTATCGTTTCATACATACTTTTTTCTTCTGGTATATCTTGTACTCTTTCCATAGGAAATTTTTCGTCTTCCATAGGTATATCTTCACCTACATCTTGTATAGGTTCATCTTGATTTATGTTTTGTTCAGAAGATAATTCTTTAAAATACTTATCAGTTCTATTTCTACGTTTATCAGCATGTGGTATACCCGCATTTTCAAAACGATCCTCAAATGCATCTGATATGTCACGAGGATTTTCAGTAGTATCTAAGTATTGTTTAAGTACTTCAAGATCACCTTTTCCAATTTTTAACTTAGATTTCCATCCTACGTCTTTATCACTCTCTGCATATATAGCATCTAATACGTAGTCTATTTGAGATTCGGTACTGTCTTTTTTACCAGAATCTTCTAAGTACTCTTTATACCAAGATTCATTACCTACACCTTTTTGATAATCATCAAATTGAAATAATCCTACACCACCGCCTTTTACAATTCTAGGATCACCAGCACGACCAGATATTGTTTGTTTTTGTGTAAAGTCAAAAGAACCACCTGTTTCCACATCTATATTAGCTAACATAGCAGCTACAGCTTCTTTACGTAAGCCTCTTTTTTGTAAATGTTCTACAACTTTATTTTTGTTTGCCTCGTATACTTTACTGCGGTCCTCTTTGAACTTTTTAAAGGCATCAGGGGATTTTGACTTAGGTAATTCCATTTATCTCATCTCTTAGTTGTTTTAGCCTACGTAATACAGTTATTGCACCCTGTTGTCTATGCAGTGCAACAGTATCCGTTGATTGCTCCATTACTTTGTGATGTTGCTCAATTGCATCATCTAAGTAATTATTGAATGCCTCCCATTGGTGGTTGTTGCCCACCAACGGCTTGAGGCTGCTGAGTATTTGCTTCTTGTCCATTTGCACTAAATCCTTGTTCACCCGGTACAGGAACTTGTCCTGTGCCTATATTACCACCACCTGCGCCAGTTGGGTCCATTGGACTACCAGTAGCCATACCTTGTTCTGGTTGTGCAGGGGCTTGGAAGCCTTTCATAATTTCTGCTTGCAGAGCAGCTTCATCCATATTGTTGGTTACTTTGTCGGGGTCTAAGTCCAATGACGATGCAATCTCACGAATTACATATTGGAACTTAGCAAAAGGTGCAAGTGCTGGGCTGCTTGCCACTTGCAGGAACTGCATCAAACGCTGGCTACGTACTTCGTTAGCCATAAGACTTTCAGTTCCACGTGCCTTAACTTCTAGGTCGCCTTTAATTTCAGGGTCAAAGTCAAACTGCATGTTAAAGCGAAAGAAACCTTCACCTAGTGGGCGTAGAAGATAGTCATCTACATTCTTTACTACAGTCTTAATGCCGCCCTGTGCAGCACCCATAAGCATTGATATGCCGGATGCAGTACGACCTACGCCAGATACCCCTGTTTGCCCATGAGCAAAGCTAGGCATACCTGTGCTTTCGTCTGATAACTGACGTGCTTTGTCAAACAGCATCATATTCTCTGATGATACATTTGGAAACTTAGTTCCAAAGATAGCTTGACCCGGCGCACCACCTTGCCTACGGAATACCTTGCCCGGATATAGTGACAAGTCTTGACCCGGTACTAGATTAGTTTCATCCAGTTCCATAATCAAGTTACCCGATAGGACAGCGTTATCGACAGCCATACGCATAAACCCATTCATAAGAGTTTGTGTATCGTCCATGTTTTCTGCAATACCCACACCAAAGAAAGAGTATGGGTTTAGTTCGTATGGCGCAGCATGATATGGAATCTTGCTAGGCTTAAATGGATTAAGAACCATACGAATAAGTTTACCATTACATATCCATACGTTTGCTTGTAGTTCGTCAAAGTCTTGCAACTCATCTGGGATTGTAATGTCTTGCTCTTCAAGCATATCGACATCAACCATGCCCCAATACTCAAGGACTTCAAAGCGTTCAATAGAAGACTCTGGTGCATAGTCAGACAGGTCATCTTCCCAATACTTCTTTGTGTAGTTTTCACCAATAGCAATAACTTCGTCAATCACTTGACCACGGAAGTATGGACGCTTCTTGAGACTACGCAATTGTGAACGTGACATCTTGTGTCGTTCAATTACGTACTGCGCTTCATCCATGTTATTCGCATCAGGGTCAGGATAAAAATTCCAAACTGATACATGCTGTACTTGCGGAACTGTCTTAAACAGTGGGTCATAGTTACCTTCATCATCCCAATTAGGATACTCTTTGTCCGTAGCAAATGGACCTTTCATTACACCTGTACCAAACAGTGCCATCTCAAATGCAGAGTTACGCATATGCTTACCCGCACCAGACTCTTCTAGTTGGTCGTGTATCTTTTTCTGCATCTTCTTAGCAGCAATCATAGCAGGGCTAAATGTAATTGCTGTAGGTGTCTTACCCGGACCTTCTTTTAGCTTCTCCTGCACTGGCTCTAGTTTGTTCTGTACTACACCTAGCTTCTCCTGCAGTGACTGTGCAGTAGCACCCGGCTCCAAGTCGTTGCCATCACCAGCAAAACCGTATGGGCTAGTAGACAGCGCGGTGTCACCACGTAGCTGTTCTGGTTCCTGTGGGTCAAAGCTAACATCTTCTACCACACCTTCTGGTAACTCAGTAGGGTCTACAGATAAAGGAAAACGCTGATTAGCAAACAAGACATCTACAATCTGTCCGTAAGCTGCCAGCGTCTTTGTCTTTGTTACTTTAATAAATACGCGAGACTTCTCTGCCTCAGTAAACTGTACATCAGGTCCATATAGACCACGGTAGTTACGGTAGGCACGTAGCCAGCGGTCTTCATCCTGTTCACGATAGTCTTCTGAACGCTGGTATCTTTCGTAAATAAATGGAATGATGGATGATACATCCGCATCAACAACTACAGAATCATCTGTGTCTTCCAATGCGATTGCATCGTCTTCAATCATAATTTCTTCTTCAGCCATAGTGTTTTCCTTAATATCCGAATGTGCTGTCTGCTACACGCATACCTGTACTTGGTCTTCCCATAGGGTCATAATCAAATATACTAAATCTTGGTCTGGACATTATACCATATCTTAGGGCATCATACAAGTGGTCTTCACTATTCGTATCAATGTCTTCTGGATTTTTCTTATCAAGCGGGATGGCTGGTAACTGCGATATTGTATTTGTGCAGCTATTAAAGAATACAAGTCTAGGCTCCTCTGTAAATTCATCTACCTGCAAACGCCTATGTATTTCGTTCTTACCTGCTACACGGCTACCACGGCTTCTATCTGATGGACGCCAACGACATCCTCTTGCTATCATCGTTTCTGCAAGGCTAGGACCAGTATCACCACGTTTATGCCACAAAGAAGAATCAAGCACACCGTACTTAATAGTGCCATCACCAGCCTCTAAGTCTAGTATCATATCTGCCAAGTCTGCGGCAAGGACTTTAGAAACGTAGAGTTCTCTATATACCACAAGTTGTTCGTTAGGTGCAACAGCAAACCAAATAACACCAGACTTACTACCGTAACCGTAATCACAAGCCCTAAACTTAACCCAGTTGTGAGGAATATCAAAAGGCTCGACAACATGAATATGGCGGTCAAATTCCGTAAATGCCGCACCTTCTTTAATATCCCAATCTCCATCAAGGAGTTGTCTTCTTTGTTGTTCCGGCATGGAGAGTAGCATGGCTTCGTAGTCACCCGACTCTGCCAGATAAGGATTGTCAGATAATCTTGCTGGGATAAACCGCCGTTTAAAAAGTGGCTTTCCAGCTTTTTCATGTCCTGCTGGGTATCGCAGAATGTCTCCCGTATCCGTATCTGTTGCATCGAATGCTCTATTGTATGGTGCAGGGTCGATGAATGTTTTCTTAACCCAATGATGTCCCCGACCACCGGGGTTAGTTGTTGCTCTCATGTAGATAGGTAAGTCAGGTGCAGTGGACCGTAGACGTGAACGCATGTAATTCCAAGCGTAGGGTGTGGCCCACTGAGTCAATTCGTCAAACCCTATCCAGCTAAACGCTAGACCCTGATAACGCAATACATCATCATCCCTATCAAGATACGACATCCACAACCTTGCGCCAGATGGTGCAGTCCACTGCATTTTTCTCTCTGACCATTTGATACCCGGCCAGATTTTTGGGTACAACTCCTGCGACTTAAATACAAGTTCTCTTAGTTCTTCTGTTGTATGTCGCAGTAGCAATCCACTAAATGCAGAATGCCCCATGTAACGTAGTGGGTCAGCTAACATGGCATAAGATTTACCACCACCAGCACTACCACCATAAAGTACTTCTCGTTCTGCTGCAGCTAAGAAGTCTGTCTGTGGACCCTTATTGGGTTTAAATAAAACATTGGCTGTCTCTTCAATAGCCTGTGTTTCATATTCAATAGGCAGTATCTCAACTGTTGGCTTTGGAGCCTGTTCTTTCTTCTTGGAGGCTTTTCGCTTTGGCGATTGCCGTTTCCGCATACTCTGCCCACTTGAGGAGGCTTTTAGCTTGGTTCTTACGTCTTCGTTCATTCTGTAACCGTTTCCTTAATCCCACATGCGAGATGTATCTGCCAGTATTTGCACTCAACCAGTTTGCTACTTCACGATAACTGTATTGATTTACGTGGCTACGTGCTTTCTCTAATAGGTCTAACTCTGTTGGTATAGGGTCAAGAATGTCGGGGTCTTCATCGTTTTGTTTATAACCGAAAGGTACAGTCCTTGCAATGCGAGGTATCTGCACCCATACGTTTTCTTCTTTGATGTCTGTTGGCTGTGGTAGCTTCCACTTACCTATGCTACGTGTCATTTGTTTTTGCGGTTGTCTACTGTAGATAAAACCATACCACCCTTGCGGAAATCCTGTGGACCAGTACGAGATTTAGTAACACCACCTTTAGATAACTTTCTTTTAAATCTATCTGGAACTTCTTCTAATTTACCTTCTGGTATTTTATTTACAGGTTTTGTTTTAACTTTATCTAACTGTTCTTTAGTCATATCTAAAGACTCACCTTTTGGTATTTTATTTACAGGTTTTGTTTTAACATTATTTAATTTATCTTTATTACGCATCATATAGCGTTCTCTATGCATAGTTAAATTTTTAGAAAGTCTGTTTCCTGCTTTCCATTCTTTCATAGCTTCAGCTAATAGTTCTTCACGAGTCATTAGTCATCATCCTCTACGATTGCTTTAGGTGGCATAAGCATTACACCGCCCGATGCTTCTACTTGCATCTTCTCAGTCTTTACCAGACCAGTGCGGTCAAGCAGTTCTTTGGCTGCTGCCATCTTATCACGTATGCCTAGTTCAGTTGGGTCATACAATGCATGTGTCATAGCTATCGCAGCCTTCGGCGCGTTACGTGCCATGTACATTTGAGTTGCCTCAAGTATTTCTTCTTTAAGACCTTTAACAATTTCTGCAGTACTAGAAGTGTCAGCATATCCCGCCAGTTTCTTTGCTTGCACCATATCTCCACCTGCTTCTTCAAACAGGACGTTGAGTAGTGCTTGTTGCTTATCAGTTAATTGTCTAGCCATTAAAACTCACCATTGTGCATTGCGTTTGCTAATTTTGTACTTCTTGATTTTACCTGAATTGCCCACCTGCTGTCAAGCATTTCTTTTGCTGCATTGATAAAATCTTCATTATGGATAGCATTCCACATCTTTACGAACTTACACAGTCTTGGGACACCCATATTGAATGCCATATCCATAAGTACAAGTTGACGTACACTGTCTAGCTTGTCTACGCAAGGGTGCGCACGTACAAGTTCTTCCTCGACAATCTGCACGTCATTCTGTGCTAGATACATAGCATCTGCTTCCGTGATACCTTCAGTATGAACAATAGCCATATTAGGTATGTCCATCCATTCCAGTTCTTCTTTAGTGATGCCACGGTCTTCTAGGTTACGTCCGATACCAATAGTATCAATTCCAAGTGTATCCTGATATACCTGAAGGCGTAAACCTTCATGTGCAATTAGTTTCTGTATAAAGTCTTCTCTACGATATTTCATTTCTCATGTCCCAGCCACACCGCAAATGCACCTGTCATTGCCCCCGTGACTACACTCACCAGTGCTGACTGTTGTGTTGTCGGGTCTGGAAGAAGCATGAACCATTCCACTACTCTCCACGCTGATATTGACATCATCAGCATCATAAAGCGGGGTAGTATCTTCCACTTTAGAAATCTTTCCATTGTTAGTTCTGCCACGATTAATCCTCGCTTGTTCTTCCGTAGTCCTGTTGTGCATGTCCCACATATGGTACACTATTTCTTTCCAAAGAATTTAGTTGCGCTACGTACTCCAAAAGAAGCGGCAACGATAACTCCCAAGGAATATTGATACCATTCAGGCATTGAGTTGAGTTGCGCAAATCCGTTTGCAACTATTTCTTCCATACCCGGTATGAACGCAAGAACAAGAGGTAGACTGAACAGAATTGTAAGCCACTCATCTTTCCACGATGACTGACTACCTTTAGCCATTTCCAAATCCCAGTCAATCTCGCCAGTAGCTTTTCTTTCCATGACTGTAGCTTCTGCTTTAGCCCTTGCCACTTTTGTTGCAGCTTCTGCTTTAGTTTTTTCAACTTTTCCATCTAACCATGTCCCCGCTAAATTAGCAATTGGTCCAATCAATAAGTTCAACATTAGCCTCTCCGAAACTTTGCTGTCTTCTTTGCAATACCTTTAGGCTGTGCTACAAACTGTTTACCTGCAGCTTTACCTTTTCTCTTAGCCCTAGTTGTAGCAGAGTACTCTGCACTTGTCAAGGACTTTATTGCTTTTTCAGGTAAATATCTTTCTCCTGTTTTTGCAGAAGGTTTGCCTGATTTAGTGCGCCACTTCTGTGCTGTCCAGTTTTTCAAACTCTGCTGTGGTTTTTTCATTTTAGTTTTTCCCTAATTGACTTCAGTGTTTCCTTCAGTGTAGGTTCATCTTTTTTACGTGGATTATATACACATTGATATTCTCGTGGACAAAACTCACTAATCGTTATAGTTTCTATTGTATTGTTTGCACCTCTATACGTACAGATATACTCTGTGTATGGATTTTGTTTTACTTTAATTCTTTCATAGTCAACAAGTCTGCATGTAGTCCACTTTATTTCATCTGCCCTAGCTTGCTTAGACACAAGGAACATAACAAATGCATAGAGTAGTGCAGAAGCTAGTCCAAGCATAACAATCCATGCTACAATCTCTACAAACTTACGTCTGCGTTCTCTCTGCTTATACAGTGTTTCTTGTCTCTGTTTACGTATCTGACCTTCCATACGAACTAGGTCATCCCATTTAGACCTACCCATAGTCAGGCTAATCCACTGCTGCAATTCATACCGCTGCGCTGCTGCCTTCTCTTTATTAGCAAAAGCAGTAATGGCTTCTTCTTCAATACTTGCGCCACTAAATAGCTTCTTGAAGATAGGCGGGTTCTTGGCTTCCTTCTGTGCTTGGTCAATATCACTTAGCGCACCCATCCAGCGAGACAAGTCACCAGCCATAGACTCAATGTCACGACCTACTTGCATCCCCTTCTTGATAGCACCGAAAGCAGCCGATGCGGTAGCCATTGCGCTAATAGGGTCCATCTATGCAGCTTCTTCCGCTAGTTCTTCTACAGGGTTCTGTGCAGATACACCCATCCACTTAGACCACTCAGCGTAGTAGTGACGCATACCCACCTCATCGTGGATTGTGCCACCTTCGTGTCGCCCATGCAGGATGTTACGTGGCTCTGTGCCTGTACGCATTGTAGTCCCTTGACCAGCTACGCCAATCAAGTCTTCGTGTAGGTTACGACCAAACGGCCCCCAGATAGAGTTGTGATGTTCAATACGTGTGGCTCTATCTTCTGGACTGTCACTCTTCAAGCCATATCCACGGAACTCAATCAATACTTTGTTTGGTCCTAACGGGGTTACGCTGTCGCTACGGTAGGCACTGCCGCGTAGATTAAAGTTAAAGCCGGGGAACAGGTCAACCATGTACCACTGGTTTGGTGGTAGGTTAGGGAATGACAATTCACCTCTGTCTTCAAAGCCTTCATACTCTTCGTAGTTTACTGTAAAGCTAGATACGTTTACGTGTCCATTGTTGAATGGTATATTCTTACGAGCAAAGTATGCATCATTGAATCCGGTTACACGATTGTGGTAGTGCATGAAGTCGTGGTAGAACTCACTGTTAGTGTCATGCCACAACTTGTAGTTTGTGTCTATAATAGCCTTGTGGTAGTGGAACACTTCTAGTGGTTCAGTATTGATGGCACTGTCTATACAATCAAATGCACCATCTAGCCACTGCTCAAGTCCCTGTGTAGGATTGCGGTCTAGCGTAGTCCACACCATTCCACCATAGGCTACCTCTGTATGTAGCTTGTCCCATCCAGCGTAGTCTAGTTCACTGATATGCCCAGCTACCCGTACAATGCCGGGGTTGTGATACAGATAGGCTTGAATGCCATCAGGCTCGTGTGCAATCAGTATGTTCTTGTGTGCAATCTGTGATGTGCGGTAACGGCCTACTTCTGGTAGTTCACTCTCGTGGCATACAGGAACCCACACTTTAGCAAATATATTTTCAATCTCTTGCTCATACAAGTCTTGGTCAGAATAAATAAGAGAGTTGATATGTTCTATGTTAGGGGTCTTAGTCCATTGTTTGTGATTACGTGGCGGCATTAATAAAGTTTTACATCCTCTGGGTTTACATATCTGGGTACACAGTACGCAGTTACTCTATCTTTTGGGTCTACTAAGTAGCTATACTGATAATTACCATAGCGTTTAGTGACACGAGAGGCAAAGTAGTTACAATCGTTTATATCACGAAAGTACATATCGCCACTCTCTAGTCTACGTGCATCCCCGGTTCCCAAGTAAACGAGAAGCAGGAATACATGGGCGGTCACGACTTATACCCACCACCCGCTTTCTTGTAAGCAGACGCAAGCATCTGGGCTTTACGCGCCGACCACTGACCGGGATTACCGCCTTTGCCGCCAGCTTTAATGCGATTGAATTGTTGCTTTCTCATTCCGGGCTTAGTATAATTGCCAGCTTCGTTAACTCTCGACTTGCTCTGTGGCGCACCGCCTTTCGCAAGGCTAACCTTTCTAGTCGGTTTCTTTTTCGCTGCAACCGATGGGGCTTTCTTTTTAGCTGCTGGTTTTTTAGGGACACTTACCATTTCCTTATCCTTTATGTTGCGGATTGTAGTATTCTTCTACAGACACTATTACTTCTATAGTATTCGCAGTCTCACCATACACTACAATCTTATCACCTGAATGCAAATTAAAGTATCCACCATTTACTAGGTTAGTTACAGAATGACCTGACATAGACAGACCATTTGCAATATAGTGATACTCCGTATCTTCTGCGTGATAAAACTGGACATACGCTTTTTTAGTAGCTGTGTTGTTATTACTAAGATGTAGATAACGTGTAATAGCACTAAAGTTAGCAGGGCAAGTGTACACAACTGTAGCACCTGCGTCTGCTGAAGTAGAGGCTATTGTATATCCTTGTGTATGGAATTTTGAAGTATCTAGGTTTGGCATTACTTCTTCTTCTTAGCCATCCCACCACGCATCATCTTTTTCTTTGATGCAGCTTTCATCATACCACCACCACGCATACGCTTCGGTGCTGTCTTAGCTGCCATTCCACCGCGCATCATCTTCTTTGATGCCATTTTAGTTTTACCCTTCATTACGTAATCTCCGTCTGTCAAGCACTAAGGCTTCGTATGTATCTTCTGGAAAGTGTTTGTAGTATCCACTCTTCTCCAGACTCAATGCTGCATCATCAAGCAGCGATAGCTTCTGCACGAACACCATGCAGTATGTCAAAGACTCATCTACGATGTCATCTTCGATTAGAAAGTCCAGACCTGCCTGTTCAGCGTTATAGTCTGGATGGAACACCATAAGGTGCAAGTCAATGCTAGCAACTGACATCAATTCATTCATGCCATCACAAAAACCATCTAGGTACTTTATGTCTGGCAATGTCTCACTAGCCCACACAACAATGTCATAGTCATGTGTATCAAATACACGTACTGCTTCTAGCAGCCCATCAATACCTGTGTTGATACTGAATGTGACTTTGTTATCTGCCCATGCTTGTTTAGCATATGGACAGGGTGGTAGGCCATTTAACTTTACATTCGGTATCTCAAGAAAGTTATGTGACCACTTACGGATGTCAGCTTCTATGCTATGCACGTCTGTTCCGTTTAGCAGCACTCTTAGTTCTGGCAAAAGACCTATTCTGTGAAGGACGTTGCAGAGTAAGATTACCCCTACGGTTATCACGAGGATTTCCATTTTTATGCGCTACATCCTTACCTGCAGTATTTACACCAGCTTTCTTGACTATTTTACGTGCAGCATTACGCCCAGCACGGTTAGCTTTCTGTACAGGCTTAGAGTGGTAGTTAGCATACTCTTTCCTGTAGTTACGCTTCTTAGTGAGTGCCATTACTTACCTGTAATTTTGTTGTAGGCTTCTAGTCCTTTAGGGCCACTAGCTTTAAGTGCCTTCAGTCCATCGTTGACCATACCACCTGCTGCATACATATGCTGCTTGCCATTAGCCATACCGCCACGCATCATAGCAGTCTTTTTCTTAGGCTTTTTCATTTTACCCATGCCAACACTAATGGCAATTACTGGTACTTCTTTTTTCATGTCACCACCCTTATTCATTTCTTTAATCATTTTCTTAGCATCTTTGACTTCTTGTACAGTGTAGTCAGATTTATTTTCAAGAATTGTTCTAGCTTTTGTTAAGGTCATTACTTTTTACCCTTCTTGAGATTACCCTGTGTGCCACGTGCTGCAGCCGCTGCAGCTCTACTGCCAGTGCCACCATACAAAGCCATAAGTCTTTTACGATCTGCTGCATTACTAGGGAAAATTTCACCTTTAGGGCCAAATCCAGTATTCTTACTGGCTGATATATTTGTACGCTTTATTGGTGCAGTATCTTTTGCTTTATCTGGTGTTGAACCAGCATTTTTTTGTTTTTTCTTACCTGCATTAGCTGGTTGATACTGTGGGCCTTTTCTTCTACCTGCATTAGCTGGTTGATACGAGGCTTTAGGTTTAGTTTTACCTTCACCTGCCTTACGACCCGGACCACCTTCTTTTGTTTTAAGTGTAGATGCCTTTGCCTCATCTTTTTTACGAGTAGCGCGTTCTAATACTGCTAAACCAACAACCCCGGCTGCAGCTTTTTGTACTTTAGTTGGTCCCTTTTTAGCTGGTGCTTTAGGAGATGCTTTAGGTGGAGACTTTACTGTTTTCTTAGCACTAGGCTTGTCTGTACCCTGTACACGCTTCATAGGTTTAGTCTGTCTGGTTGTCTTAGGTGCAGTACGAGTAGTTGTTGTAACTGACCTACTCTTCTTTGGCATAACTGTTGTTCTGCCTGTCTCTGTCTTTGGTTTAGCTGATGCAGCAGGTTTAGTCTTGTTAAACTTTTTTGCAATTTCACCTTGCTGTTTTAAATTTTTACCTGCTTGTTGTGCCTTCTTAGCAGCAGCAATAGCCTTACGTGCTTCTGCCATAGCCCTAGCACCCTTGATACCCTTATATACAAGTTTACCACCAGCACCAATAACACCACCAGTAATACCTAGTTCTGCCATTGTTGCAATAATCTTAGCTGCAGCCTTATCACCTTTAGCAAAGGCATCTTTAACACCTGCGTCCTTTGCAATTTGTTCTTTCATTCCTTGTGTCAATGCCATTATACTAATCCTTTACCATTTCACTTTATGTGACCAGTACTTCGCTGACAGCTTGCTGGTCGGCTTGCCCTGTGCATTGTGACGTGCATAGTAGGACTTCTTACGTGCTTTGTCTTTAGCAGACTTAGGATTCTTCCCAGCACCTGATACGCCTTGCTGTCCAAAGCGAATAAACTTGTACGTGTCACCTTCCTTCGCCATCACGCAATGTGACTTAGTTTTATGGTTAGGTGTACGTTTAGGAACATTAACTTTCGTTAATCCTTCCTCTTTCATCTTATTCTTTACTCTTTCAGGTATAGCCATTACGTAGGTGTTCCTTTAGGTTCACATCTAAACTTGAAGCTGTGGGGTATACGGGGTAACAGAGATATTGTATCTGCTATCATCTCTTCAACACGTAGGACACACTCTGCCCTAGTCTTGTATGGGCCACGAGTATCCTCTGCCTCAACACAAGCATCTGGGTTTATTAATGTACAAGCCAGTATAGCAGCATAAAACATTTACGTGTTACCTTCTGTCCACCCTTCTGCTCTCATAGCATCTTCTACATGCTTTAGAGTAAAGGAACGACCATAGTGTGCCTCTACTGCTTGTCGCACGTAGAAGACATCGCTATGGGGTATGTGAAGTTTGTCTAAATTATTATTGACTATTGCACTGTAGAATGCTTCAAGTACATTGTCTGTATATAGTTTTACAGATTTCTTCGCCATTGTCAAGCACTTTCTTTGTCTGCACGGATATATCACTCTAGTTTCATATATGTGTACAGTTAAGTGTATTAACAAAGAAACTTTAGTCCAGTTAAGTGTTATATCTAAGTGTTTTTATAATTTAACTAATAACAGTTAAGTGATTCACTTATATGATTCTAGTTATAGGGTAATTATACTCGATTTTACACATCTTGTCAAGTCTTTTATTTTCATATACCTATAGTTGCCTATTTTTTAGGCAGTTGCACAATACTTGTGCATGTATATGTGTCTATTACTCTTGTGGTTAACACTCAATTTACCTGATCTGTGTGTTTCTACATGTATATATACTACAGTACGTGGGGTGGCTCCTGCCCGTACACCTTGAAAATAAACAGTAATGACGTCTAGCCAGCCAAATAAAAACATTATGCGACATTGTACCTTGTAAATCATTGTTTTTGTTGGTGTTTTGATAGGTAATATGTAAAAGATAACAGAACATGTATCAATTGACGTTTTAACGTACTAACACAATGGCACGTTTTACCAGACCAGACCGGATATTGAATAGCCGTGCATAATATCGCTATCGCTACACTTATATAATACAAAAAAATTTTTATTTAATTTAGCATTAACACTTGAAACATTAAACGATAACGCCTATTTGAATATTGACGGCCTATCATGTCACCAACAAAGGGATATTGAAAAATGAAAATTGAATTATCAACGTATGACTGGCAAGACGCAATCGACGCCGCTAGATGGCCTTTAATGATGGATCAGAAAGTTGTAGATTTATTTGATTTGTCGATGGAAATATACGATGGCAATGCGAATGATCTTGTACAGTCTATTAAAGACAAATTAGATACATTAGAACAAGGCTCGTATAATCATCAATACGCATCGGATAGGCTTAACCGTTTATTTAATGCTTATCTTAAAAAAGGGGAATAAACCAATGGAAAAAGTTTACACACAAATATCTCACAAGCTAATGATTAAAAATATTAAAGCTATGTATCAATCATCTAACATCCAGCAAGTAAACGCTGGCATGGCATGGTATCAAAACGCGCAAGATCAAGCGCAAGTAATAGCAATTAAGCACGACATGCCAGTTTATGTTGTTGTCGCTGTTATTGCCGCGTTATCACCTAACAATAAATGGGATCGTAATATTCAAAATGCCGATGATCTAATTACCGCGTTCTTAAATGGTGACGCCATCGAAAGTGTTAAGGTATCGACATATCACAAGATGAAACAGAAAGCATGGAATATACTTGAAACAATGCCCGATTATGACGCGGCAAAAACCATGCTTAATGGTCAAAAGATTACCTCTTTCTTTATGGATATTATGGGTGAATTTAATGTTACCATTGATGGCCATGCGCGAAATATTGCCTATAACGAAAGAGTAGGTTTAACCGATGATCGCACAAATATAGGCGTGCGTGAATATCGCGCTTTGCAATCTGCGTACTATGACGCGGCAAAAATACTAGGTTTAATGCCATATCAATTACAGGCTATTACATGGACAACATGGCGCGAATTGCATGGGATTGTTTAAGCAATGGACATTCAAAACGTATCACCAAATAGGCTAATACCATATTACCTAATGTCTAGCTATCTGTACTATCATGCCAATGCACAAGTTTTATCAGATGATGACTATGATTTAATGTGCAAGCGTATGATTTTAGAATGGGATAATATAAACCATCCGCATAAAAAATTAGTTACAATAGACGATTTGCAAGCTGGTACAGGTTATGCCATACAATATACAAATATGATTAAGAATGCGGCAATGTGCTGGCTATCAGATAATAAATAAAATAAAATTTCGGCATGGGTCTTGAATACTCAAAAACAACACCCATATGTAATATAGGACAACAAAACAGGACATTAAAAAATGGTAAAAGATCGTAATGAAGCCATAGCAGATATTGTTTTATCATATGCTGATATTGAATTAATTTTGACAGCATTAGAACATTACGTGCCAAGGTCACATACTCAACATTTTGATGGTATGGAATTGATACAGTTAATGCGGAACCATGAACGCCGTTTATATCGCGCAAAACAGGAAGGCTAAAACCATGAATATATCACAAAAACAAATGCGTAAATTAATTGACTATGTTGAGACATATAGTCGCTACAAAGAATTATACAGCTTAGAATTGCGTAAAGATAAGCCAGATTGGGCTATTGTTGAGGATCGTTTAGACATGGCATACAGTTACGCTAACATGATTATCAGCATTTTAGATGGCACTGGTGTTGATCCTGACAAGGTGGCAGAATGTATAACCTATTTTGTGGAACTCTATAAGGATGATATGAAAGCAAAAGAGGCCGCATAAAAATAATGTGCTGGGCATCACATAAAAATGCCCTACGCCTATTGACATTTATTAAAGCAATTATTATTTAATATCTATCAGGTCAATGCACTCGCTATTATAGCGCAGGGATAGCCAGATAATCCAGACTAGGACTGTAACCGCTTCGGCAACGTCAGCTAGTCGCGCCTAAGTCGAACGATTAACGTGGTTAAGCCAGTAAACGACTCTAAAATAAAGACGCTGGTGGGTATGGTTAGCCCTCATTAGAAATAACCTGCATCGCATACGCCTAACGACTACGCGCTGTTTGACATAGTAAATATAACAAATTTTCTGGGGGCAGTCTTATGCCACCTGTGATTGCCCCCAGATAAAAATAATTGTTGACATGGTGTCAATATGGGGTGTAATGTTCACCCATAATCTTAAACCAACAAAAGGAGAATAAAACAATGGCTAAAAAATCAAACCGCACTACTGAGGTGCTTGTCGTAAAAGGTGTTAATGTTTCTGCCCTACGCGGTCAGTCAATCAAAACAGGACGCATCTTCAACAACAATGGTTTTTTCGCATGGCAGATTGCTAATGAAGGCGCACGTGATCGTGGCCGCTTCGCTAAAAAGTCTGCCTAGCCTAAAATAAAATAGCAGTGCCTGTTGACATAATAGGCATTGCACCCCATATTTACACCATAAGCAAACAGTCATAGAGGATGTAACATGACAAAAGCACAAAAAGTCTATCGTATATTTCGTGAATACTTACCAAGGGCAGAGTCACGCTATGCCACAATTCAATTAATAAAAATATGGGAAAAGGACTTGACAGATGGTGAGACGCACGACTAGGATACATAATTGGGCGGCAGTAGTAGCCGCTAGACAAAGGGCTACAGTAGTGCCAGCCCATAAAGGTAAAGGCACTAAAAACAAAAGGAAAGAGGACAGAAAAGATGCGTTCAAATATCAAGAAAATGCGTATAAAAAAGGTGAGTAAAAAGGCACCTGAATGGCAACGTCAACGGCTACAAGAGCAGTCATGGCGTGGCATCCTAAACAAAACCTTTGACTTATCAGAACCAGCCCAAGAGGCAATCGCTATACACCAAGGTAGGAGATACCCATAATGGCTATGATTTTAATTGCACTGACTGTTGCACTATTCAGTCACGATAATGCAGAGTTTATTGAAGACGTAGAAGTAAAGCGACAGCAAAATTGTACCTTTACTTATGTAGGTAAACAGGATATAAGACCAGAAGTGCCACACATAGGCGTGGACAATACACACATTTACTTTAGCATGGAGCCTTGTAATGACTAAAAAACTATACAACGTAAAGATTGACTTGTGTGTTTGGTATGACCGCAACTTTGAGATTGAGGCAACCTGCGAAGATGAAGCAAGGAACATAGCACATGACATTGCCAGAGAGCAGACCCAGCACCTGATTGGTGTTGATATTGATGTGGAAAATGATGGTGGCTGGACGTATGCTGACCAAGACTATAGCACTGCATATGTGGAGTTAGAAGAATGAACTGCTGGAACTGTAGAACAGAACTGATATGGGGCAGTGACTTTGACATTGACCATGAAAGTGACAACTATTCAATGATGACTGCCCTGCATTGCCCTAATTGTGGGTGTGATGTTGAGGTATGGTATCCAAAACAGGAGAATGAAGATGAATAGATTTATTATTGACCATCACCCTGATGACATAGCACGACAGCTATGTGACCAGCACATTGTCAAGATGCCACTTGAAGAAGC